CGGCAGTTACAGTCAAGGTTTTCAATGGAACAGATAACACAGGAACAGAAGTTGCTAGAATTTTCCATAGTGTTACAGGACACTATAATCTTGAATATGACATGCATGGTGTTTTATGTAGAAACGGAATATTCTTGGAAGTAACAGAAGCAGGAAGTTCTACGGCTAATGTTTCAGTCGAGTTCAATTGAGGTTTTATTATGGCGGCACTAAGTCAAGATACAAGGTTGATTATGACAATTTTATTTGTCGGAACGGTTAGCGGAGCGAATGTATATTTCTATTCTACATATGGAACGAACTTTCCTTATACAGCATTAGCACATTCAGTTCTGTTTGGTCTTATTACAGTTGGTGGAATAATGGTTATGAAAGCATTGTTCGACCTATCACTAAATGATAAGATTGAGATACGATTACTAGACAGACAGATAGAAAATCATTTCCAAAGACTACAAAGAGAAGAACAAATTAAGGCTAAACTACAAGAAAGCATGAAGCAATACGGAACAGTAAGGCGTGAAAACTGGCGAAGCGGAGTTATGACGGCTACTGAAGAATACGACGACAACACAATAGGAAATGAATTCTTAGCGACTATACAACAATAGGTTGTGGTTGATTGGTCTTTGGCGACATAATGGGCTTTAGTGAGTCCGACTATGTGTATAATCAAAGTCGGGCGCATTCAGCAGATATGTTTTTCATAAGAATGAAGATGTATTTTTGGGGTTCTTGTGCGGCATTATCATCATTTTTGATAGGTAATATTATGGGAGTCTTTGACATCAATATAATGGGTTGGATTATAGAGAGGGCTAAGGATATTTGGGGGCATTAAATGTCCATAATGACAGGCTTTGCTATATTAGTTGGTGAAGCAATAATAGGGTTTTACAAAAAAGTTCATGCAATTAATTTTGGAGTTTATGGTTCTACAATGGTTGGTAAAACAACCCTAAGCCACCAACTTAGAACAAGGGGGGAAGTTCCCACAATAAAAGACAGAACCGTTGGTTTACATAGAGCCACTAGAAAGAATGTTAAGATTGATGGTGACTCTCATACAATTAAGAGTGCTGATTTAGGGGGAGAAGCAATTTATTGGAAAGAATGGGTTAAGGATATGCAGAAGCGTAGAGTAAGGTATATTATTTTCATGATAGACCATAGACATTTAGATTCACCTTCTAATTTAGACCACCAATTAGCATGGAAGTTTTTAGTAGATACTATTGTGGCTGATAGGTGGCCTTCGGGTAAAAAGAAAAAAGAAGTGGATTATCCTATGGCTGTTGGTATATGGGCTAACAAATATGATATGTGGGGAGAGAAATATAAAAGTGACAAGCCCATAGATAAACATGAAATATTTGAACCTTTTAAGTATGGAATGAGGCAGTTGAATGACAAGGGCATACCTTGTTTCAAATATATAGTATCGGCTAAGTCCGACCCTGAGATGGTGTATAAAGGAATAACCACTATGATAAAGGATTATTGAGGAATGAAAGATGTATCAGCAACCGAATTTGATAAACACGCAACAAGCAAAGAACGCTTTTTTGCCTAAACTACAACAGTATAGAGCAATTGGGCCAATTGAAGATTATAAGTTTGATGCGCTAAAACCAAAAAAACAAATGAAAGAAATAAGAAAAGTATTGTTGCCGGAAAAGAAAAAGGTTCTTTTTATAAGATACGGTCACAAGTTTAACTTTAAAGATAGATGTGTAGTATGTGGAACTCATCATGTTTGGGAGTCCGGTGATTATCTAAGACCTCCAATACCGCTAGATAAAGTAGAGAAAGGAAGGCCACTTAGAGGAACTTATTGTCCTAGACATGCGGCTATTCACAAACAAATGGAAATGCTACAACAACAAATATTAGCAGATGAACACGGGTTAGATTTCAAAGCATTTATTCCTAAAGCGAAAATGCCTAATATGTTAAAAAGACAACAATTAAACAACTTAACTAAAGAAGATGTTATGAGGCTGACTAGCATGGGATGGACTATAACGCCACCAACACCGGCTACCGATGCAGAAACACAAATGGCAGAAATAGTTAGATTGATGGCGGAAATACAACTAAATACAGAAAGAGTTAATTATCTAATTAAAGGAGAACAAGGTGAATGATATGGGAATTTTAGGAACAAGTAACGGAACAGTCTTGGCATCAGTACAAGCACAAAGCGACCAGCAGTTCAAGAATGTAAATAATTTACTTTCTTTACAAGACAATCATGTTGAGGAGTTCTTTCAATATCACGGTCAAATGTTTTTAACACAAATGGAGAAACTCATGGAAGATGTTGTAGAAAGAGTAGTTAGCCAAATGTTGGCTAAGTTACAATTTACAACTGATTCTACAACAGGGATGTTAAGAATACATAATGATGCCATGAGAGAGTTTGAAAAGATTACTGCCGAAAATATTGAATTAGATATTCAAAAGGTATTAGATGCGGCAATTAATACAGAAGTTGTTAATCAAAGAAAGTTAGCAAAACAGCAATACCTAGAATCTCAAGGATTTAGCGGTGGTGGTGGCATGCAACAAATGGCACAACCAACAGCAGGTATGGCAATAGCAGGATTAACAGGACAAACTCAACAATATCAACAAATGCAAGGTGCTGTGAATAATGGTAGTGGCTATCCTATTCCACCATCGGGAACTGATAATTATGGAAGGCCATATTGGATAGATGCTCAAGGACAAATGAGTTACGAACCTCCACAAAGCGGATTAGGTTTAGGTAGTGCTATACAAAAAGGTGCGGCTTGGGCTAAATGGTTAATGTGAAGGTGATTAATTTTGGAAATTCGAGTTAAACCAATAGGCTCGGAGAGAGTTGTTGCTGAAACATGGAATGCTACAATTGCTAAGAAAAAGTTAATAGAATTTATTTTTGCTGATTTTTTAGATAGAGGCAAATATTCTGATGAATTAGAAGGAATTAAAAAATACAATAGAAAGTATAAGCCAAAAACCATAGATAGAAATACTAAAGGAACGAAAGGATATACAAAAACAGAATTTACTACTATATACAAACAAGCCATAGAAAAAATAGAAGATGAACCTATTGGTAAATTGTTGGAAGAGGCTAAAATTGAATTGAATAAAGATATGGCTGAATTCATGAATAGTGAAAAAGGCGAAGAATTGAAAAAACTTAGCATTAGTGAATTAGTAGGGGATGCGCTTGGAGAGTTGTTTGAAGATACAGAACTTTCAAGAAAAGCAGAAATGAAATTAGAAAGAGGATTAACTACCGCAGAAGTAGACGAATATTTTACAGATAGAATAGAAGTAGAAAATAGAAAAGGGTTTAGAATTTTTAAGTTAAATGGCATGAAACTATTTGGAAAAAGAAATAATATTAAATATCAAACCTTAAAAAAATTAGGCTTCAAAAATATAGGACTATCTACAGTAGGTGGAGATGAAGGAAAAAGCGAGGGTTCTGTTTTTGGAAGTGGTGATGGGAGGTTGCCTTTGAGTGAACTTGGAGAAGTTTTTACCTCTCTCGATGTTTCTCCAAAACCATTAGCAAGAGATATTGGAAAAATTACACAAGGAGTAAATGCTCCTAGAGGAAAAGGGCCACTTTCTGTTCCAAAGAAACCAATGCGAACACCGGACTTTTCTGCAAAAAATCAAGTTGTAGACCTATCATCAAAAACCGGAGAAATATTATCCACTATATCTGATTCCTTAATGATATTATTTGGTGGTAAATGGGAGCAAGAAAATAAAGAAGATGTTAAGAGATATAGGCAACTAAGCCAACCTCTTAGAGAAATGAAACCCGTTTTGGAATCATATAGAAGATATTTAATTAAGTTGTTTAAAGATGAATATGGCGAAGATTTAGACGATGTTACTGACAAAGAAAAAGAAGAATTCCTTACTAAAATAAAAAGAACCAAGTTCGGAGATAACTCTACGGAAAAACAATTAAGAGAAAGAATGACTAAAATTGCCGGAGTAGATACATATACTACGCATTCTTTGGTGTTAGATAATTTTATTATGGTAGGCAATAGAGAAGAAAAAGATTTACTATCTAGTCTAACAACATCGGATGAGTATAAAGTAAATATTGATAATTTGGCGACTTTAGATAAACTGAAAGAAATTAGAATAGCCAAAAGAGAATATATTGACCAACAAATAGAACGACTTTCCTCTAGCATAGGTAGTGATGATAAGAGAAAAGAACTATCAGCAAATAAACTAACTAATTTTGCTGAAGAAATATATAATGGTGAAAAGACCCTAATTGATTTATTTGGAAACTTGTTAAGAGATTTAAATAAAGCGTATAATATTCAAATAGTAATAAAAGCAACGGAATCAAAAGGAGACAAAGTAAGTTATGCTATTAAATCTCCTAAAAATGGGCCAAAATCGTTTGTGTTTAGCAAAAAGATTTTACTTGACAGGTATGGAAGTAAGGTTGCTCAAAGAGCAAAATTACCAAAGACAGATTATAGAGATATAAGTAAAATAAAAAAGTTCATCAATGAGATAAAAAGAGAGTTGGCAGTAATAAAATTGTAGAGGAAATAATATGGCAATAGCATCATCACCAAGCGACTATACAACTATTGATGTTGATTATTCAACAGGTAAAGGATTCTATACCGATAAAGACGCAGTATCGGATATGCTACAGATACCCGCATTTACATCTTCTACTTTCCCTAGCCAAGCGCAAGTCGGTAAGATAATTAAAAACATAGAAGGTATTGTTGATGATAAAGTAAAAAGGTCTTATAGACCAATTATTCACGAAGATGAGTTTCATGATTTTGAATTTGTGAGACACCCAATGCAAGCGTATTATGGCGGCTATGTTGGGTTTATACAATTGGCAACTATGAAATTAAAGAAAGTTATATCTCTCAAGGTTTGGCAAGGCAATAGTTATCTTGAGTTAGCATCGGCTCAAGCAAGTGTTACATTAGACCCCGATAACTTTCAACACCTTAGAAGCATAACACTACAATTACCAAATAGCGGTGATACATTTACTTTGTTTCATCACGGGGAAGGAACTATGTCAGCACACAATACATTCGATAGTAGATTTGGTGCAAAGACAACAGCAAGAGATATTTGTCATTTAATTAATGAAGAGTTCCCTGCTAATACTGCACAGTTTACAGGGGCTAATAGAGATAAAGAGAGGACATCTTCTCCTAATGGTTTAAGCATAAGTGATTTCTTTTATGCTTCAATAGACCCCGATAATGGATATAAAATTAATATCTCAAGTTTATTAGCAGGGGAAGATGGTTCGGGATGCACAATAACAATCGCAGATAAAGCGGGGCAGAACTCACAGTCCACTTCGGAGAATTTTACTGATAAGCAAGATATGAAAAGATTAGGAAGTTTTTGGAGTATCAAAGATGACGGTAGAATATTTTTCTTAAGAGACTATCCATACCATACTCAAAACTCTATCATAGTTACTTATATTGCAGGTTCAGGTCGTGTTCCATCAGCCATACATAAAGCAACAACAATGTTAGTAGCGGCTGAATTGTTAAGACATGATGACCAAACAATCATGATTGCTGAAACTGGTGGTAATATATCTACAAAAGAAAAATATGATATTCTAACTAAAGAAGCAATGGATATACTAAAAGGAAAAGGAGACTTAGTGTACTTACTTGAGTGATTTCTATGCAAGAGATACAGTTATTCAAGAAATATTTAGAAATACAAATGGAAAGACAAAAGGCTATGCAAGAACTTTCGGAAATATTAGGAATAGATGTATCTTTTAGTGATGAAGAAATAATAAAAAACGCAGAAGAAAGTTTTAGTAAAGCAATAAGTAAGAAACTAAACGATGATATACAAAAGGCATTGAGGATTTAATATGGATGAAGTTAGTTTACTTATTGATTTAGTTTCAAGCAAATGGAGTTCTTCTGTTACTACTTTAATTAGCGAAGGAAAGATAACTGCTGACCATGCGGGTACTCCTAACTTTGTTGATGTTAGAACATTACAAAAGAACAAAGGAGTTAGATATGATTTAACTGCTAAAGATGTTATAATATTCTTTGAAGACTCTCAAAACATAGAATATCCCACTACTACTTTCGATGTAAGAAATGAAACTTATTCATTTACAATGCACATGAGAACCATACATGATGAAAGAGCAGGTACGGATGCCGCCTTTGGAAAAGACAGGCTAAAGGCTTTATACTTGATAGCCCGTCATACGCTTGAGCGAGGTCGTACTGGATATACTGCAAGTGATGGTTCTAAGTTTCATCAAGTATTTGTAGGTTCAAGAAGCGAAAGTAACGATAGGTCAAAGAGGTTATTCGGTTATAAATTGACAGTAGAGACAAAACGATTCGCATTAGCACTCCCTTAGTAAGTATGTAAAAGGAAAGGAGAGATTAAGCATGGTAAACACAGATATATTTTTAGGAAGCGGAACATCAACAACTTTAGTACCGGAGTTACTTTTAACTTCATTTATTGATGAAAGCGCATCAGACTCAACGACATTAGCATTACTAGCATCATTTTCTACTAATCTTCTCTTAGTGCCTAATCTTTACATTGGTTGTAAAGTTGAATTATATGACCATGCCGATACTGCTAATCCGGTTTCAGTCCATACAATTACTGGAAATACTGAAACGGCACTAACTATTTCTCCCGCACACGGTCATACGCTAAATGCAAGCGACACCGATTTTCTCATAATTCAACCATATGGCGCACCTTGTCCTGCTAAGGCAACAGGGGCTAATTCATATAGATTAAATGCTGATAATTGGCTAGGTGTTCTTGAAACTTTTACTTTTCCAAATACTGAAATAGAAATGAAACAACTTAACTTATCTTTGGGCGGTTCAAGAAACTTTACTCATCAATATAAAGGAATAGAAACCGCTAGTGGTGGAAATATCGCTTTAGTTGCTAATCATGGAGCATTCTTATATTATGCTCTAGGAAGATGCACTGGAATAAAAGCCACTTCTACAACTTCAACAGGCACAGACCCCGCAGATGGCTTTAATGCACATACCGCAGGTTCAGTATATTTTGATACAGGAGATACTGCCGCAACTGCTTTTGATGGGGGTTTTGAAACTACTCATTTAGAACAAGGGCCGATTTTCTATCGTGCTGATGCGGATTCGGTAACATTATTACCTCCGGTAGTTCATGGTTCGGATGTTAATACTAACATGAATCTTTTAACAAGGCCGACTTATACTGCGGCAGGTGCTATTCAAAACCCTATTACTTATGAGTTTAAAGAAGCAAATGGAGAAGATTTGCCATCATTTAGTTTAGAACATAGCATGACAAAGACCACTACAACAACTGCCACAGAAGGTAGTAATCAAGTTGGTGGGCGCGAAACTGAAACATTAGTTAGAGTAGCGAGAGGTAATAGAGTTAATACTCTTACAATGACCGCTAATGAAAATGAAGAAGTTAAAATGACTATGGATTTAAACACTAGAACAGTAGACCATATTAATGATTTAACAACTACTCAAGTATTTACACCTAGAAACAATGTTGGAACAAATACTTCATTATTTAATTTTGATAGCAACCCCGAAGCACTAGAACCTTTCTTCTTTTCTAGTGGTTTGTTTTCAATATTTGGACATACCTTTGCTAAGATTACCAATCTAACCTTAACAATAAATAACAACTTACAGGATAAAAGATTTATTGGAGTAGGTAATAAGAAAATAAAAGACGCTATACCTGCACAAAGAACATACGAAGTTGCTTTTACTGCTATGATTACTGATGATAGATTGCTAACCGAATTAATTAACGATACAGAAAACACTGGCTCATCACAAAAAATTACTTTACAGTTTGATAAACTTGCACCTGCCGGAACAGTTAATGAACAAATACTGATGGAGTTCCAAGACTACTTTTTATCTGCGGCAAATGTTACAATTCCCGACGATAAAGGAGCAGTTACAATCGAAGGAACTGTCATGCCAAGAACTATGAGTAAGTGTGAAGTTAAAACTCATTGGGTTTTGCAGGGGTGATTTTTTTGAATAGATATGAAAAGAGAAAACACTTTGCTGAAAATGTCAAAAAGACAAAAGCCCAACAAAAGGCTGATGCAAAAAAGAAGGCTAAGGAGGAGAAAAAGGAAACTCCAAAAGCCGAGTAATTATAAATTCCACCAACACCGTTTGTTTGTTTGTTGGTTTTGAAGGTGGATAATATGACTGAAAAGAAAGTAATACAGAATAAAGATGCGCTATTTGCACTACAAGAGCCTACGCTACATTATGTTAAAGTAGCACCCGACCAAGAAGAATATCTAAAAGTGTGGGTAAAAGAACCCACATGGCTAGAGGCTGAAAAGGCCATGAATAGCATAATGAAATTAGATGCTAAGACACAAAATGTAGATATTGATATTAACGCTATGTATCGCTATATGGTCGAGAATTTTATTTCAAAAACAGAACCATCACTCTCAACAATTGATATGCTAAGGCTAAGTCCTTATGTTGGCAATCAATTAAAAGAAATTTTACCAAATCCTATGAATGTTTTACAGGAGGATGAAGAAAAAAACGAATGATTGAGGGTGCTATTAGAGGAAAAAAAACTAGTCCTCAAACAGCATTCCTAATCATGACTTATACTTTGGCTTCGGCTTTATCTATAAGTCCTTTAGAAATATACAAAATGCCATCTAGTCTAGTGATGGATTTATTATCAGTTCATTTTAATATGGAAAAGATTAAACATGAGGAACTAGAGAAAATAAAACGACAAGCAGGTAATTGACATGGCCGATGATGAAGTCACCAAAATGATTGATAAACTAGGTGACTTAAATACAGTAACTTTCAAAGCAGGTTTAGAATTTCAAGGTCTTACTAGACGACTCATAACGATGTCCGATAATATATCGGGTTCGGGCAAAAAATGGACTATCTTTTCAAGAATAGTATCGGGTAGCCCTATATGGAAACTACAAAACAAAATTAGAGCATTTGTAGATTCATTGGCTTTGATAGAACAGGCTTCTAAGAAAAATAGTGAAGCCCAAAGAGAAGCAAATGAGCGTGTGATAAATCTAGTTAAATCAAATGAAAAAATGGGTTTAGGATTAAAGCAGGTTGCACTACAAAGTGAAATGATAAGAAAATTGGACATAGATGTTACAAAGGGTATTATTAATAAACAAAGAGCAACGGTTCTTTTGAACCAAGCAAGAGCATCAACACAGGCTAAAGCCGATGAAGAGGAAGCAGTTATAAACACTCTTGCTTATAACAAAGCCTTGCTCTTAGGCAAGCACCCTTTGAGAGCCTACTCAGAAGGAATTAAAGAATTAGGTCTTAAAGCAGAAACCACTCTAAAGACATTTAAAACAGCAAAACAAGACGCTTTGATTCAAGATGCCCTGATTGGAGATGATAAGACATTCAAACACAGAATGAGGAGTGTAGACAAAGCAGTAAAGGCAATCAAAGAAAGAAGAAAGGAGGAACTTGGTTTCGGTAAAATGTTTCAAAATGTAGGGGATTTCTTTCTCGGAACAAAGGGTGAAAGAAAAAGAGAAGGTATGTCGGAAACAGGAAATATATTTCAACGATTTGGTAATAAAATAGATGTCATAACAAAAATACAAAGGATGCGTATAAAATATGAAGACTTTATGACAAAGTTTGCTAAGTTTTCAAAAGGAATATTAAATTATTTATTTAAAACTTTAATATTTATTACTATGGCTATTTTAGGATTCTTTATTTTATTAAAAGTTGCTCAAAACGCTTATGAGTTTTTAGAAGAATTAGGAGCAATAGAACAGATAATTGAGATAGGGCGGATGTTAATGGAAGCGGCTAGTTTAATATTTGGAATGATAGTCGCTTTAGTAGAAAATGATTTAGATACTTTGTTAGAAAAGGGAGGACAACTAGCAGGAGTGTTGTTAGATATTGCAGTAACAACGGGAATCGTAGCACTGAAAGCAATATACGCTTTAGGAGTTTCTTTGTTCTATACTTTAATTGATTTAGGAATACGCTTTGTGAAAGGAGACTTTAACGATATTTTATTTAAGGTCGCAAAGTTCTTACTTATAGCACTAGGGGCAAAAATAATAATTGGCGCAATGATACAAGTAGCGGCAATAGCGGCTTTGCCACTTTTGATATTGGGCGTAGCATTCTTACTCATGGCGGCATTTTTCAAGAAAGCAAAAGGAATGCTGCCGTTTATGGCAGAAGGCGGTGTTTCTGATGGCGGTATAACTGTCGTTGGAGAAAAAGGGCCGGAATTAGTTAATCTACCAAAAGGGGCTAGAGTTCATAGTAATGCTGATAGTAAGAAAATGCTTAAAGGTTCACAAAACAACAATAGTAGTGTATTCAATAATACTGTCAATGTTACAATAAATGCTAAAGATACATCGGATGCTGAACTAAGAAGAATAGCCGATAAGATAGGTAATATGGTAACGAATAAAATACAACGAAGTGTATCTTCTAGTGGATTTGTGAGGTGATTAAATGAGTAGAGTTTATCTTAAATTACAAGCACATAAGCCATCTAATGGCCTGACCACGAATGTAATAGAATTAAAAGCCACATCAGTTAGCATAAGTGTCAGTAAAACAATTCCTTCTTTTGAGGTTCCTTTATCCGGTGTTGCTACTGGTGAGTCAATAACTGCGGCATTAGATTTAGGGATGGCTTCAAAAACAATATCAGTTAGTGGAGTAATATTAGACCAAACCATAACAAAAAGTGAACTGGGTGATGCTATTAAATTTACAGCACACGAAGTTGCTCAAATGATTGCATCGGGCGTTGATTCAACGGGATTTGCTAAAAATCAAGCATTTAATGAATTGATAGTTTTGATACCCTCATTTGTTGCTAGTGATTATAATTTTAGAGGAACATGCAGTATTACTGACCATAAAAATAAAACCGATTGTGAAGCCGCAGGTGGAACATGGACACAAACTGTTGATGCTAATAGTGAAAGAAGTGCAGGACAAAATGTTCCGTTTAATTTTGCATCGAGAGGAGATAATAATGCTTTAGACAATGTAGGTGTTCCTGCAAAAATATCTTCTTTTCCCGATGCTGACACTGATACTGGGATGACAGGATTCATTAGAAGTTTTAGTTGTGAAATGAGTGCTGAAACTTTCGAGTTAGGTTTTAGTCTAGAATTTGAAACTGCTCTATTAGTTCCATCATAGGTGATAATATGTATGATACACTTATCGGAAAACAGCGTGGTTTGGTATTCCCTGTAATGTGTAATGGTCATGTTAGAATAGATTATAGTGACAATGTTCCTAGCACTTCGGATAATCAAGCATATGGCATATTTTCTCATGAGGGAAGTTTTACCTTTGAGTCTATACTTACTCCGTATGACATAAATGGTTTTGGTCAATATTCTGCATCAGCAGTATCAACAAATACAACAACAACAAGCACACAGAAGGTTATGCCAACTGCGGGGGAGGCTAATAAAACTAATACTGATTTTCAAAGCAATGTGTATATTCCTTTAGAAACAAGACTTACGCATGAAATGAATATTTTTTCTAGCACTAATTTCACAATATCATTAGTTAATTCTACATTACATAATGAAAATCAACCTGCTGAATATAAAATAAGAGTCACAATAAAATTAGGAAGCGACCAAACAGTAACAACCGATAGGGCTGTAATTACTGCTACATCGGGTTTTGGTTGGTTTTATACTGCTGATACACTAGAAGGCTTCGATAAAAATGGTAGAGTAACTCATGTTGTCGGAGGAGTAACTAATGGAACAAACAGCGCAGAAACAATACCTGTCGCTTCAACTGCTAAGTTTCACGAAGACCAAGAAGTATTCATAAGAGATGGTTTCAATTTTACTTCATTAGGAACTATCTCTTCTTTAGCCTCTAGCCCTAATAGAATTATATTGAATACTGCACCTTCTAGTAGTATTAGTAGTAGCACTAATATTTTTATTCCCGCCTTCAAAGACTCTATTTATATCAATAATCAATTTCATATTGCTTGTGTTTACAATGAAGCAAGTAAAGAAATTAGAATATTCTTAGATGGCATATTAGTTAAGAAACAGACCATATCTACATCTAATACATTTTCTATGGCTCAAGAAGATTATTTTATTGGGGCTTCTAGTAACAATGGAACAGGGGCGGGAAGTGCTACTGCCAACAAACAATTTATGGGAGAGTTACATGAAATGTCTATGATTAGAACAATCAAGAAACAATTTTTTGTAAATAACTTATTACCTAACTTAGATGATACATTATTTTACTTTAGATTCGAAGAGGTGGATATATGACAGAAGTTTCTACTTTAGTTGCGCTAAGTAGGCCGACTACTACGGTAACTAAATCTACAACAACTGCTACTATAAACGATGAAGAATTACCAATTAGCGATACTAGCGATATTTTAATTGGTATGAAAGTAAGTGGAACTAACATAGAAGATAACACAATAGTAACTGCGATTACAACTGATACCAATATAACAATGAGTAAAGAAGCAAGTGGTAATGGTGCAACAGGAACATTAACATTTACTAAAACAGCATTCGATACTCCAACCAATCCCGAACTTTGTGTTAGCACTACCTCTACTTCTGTAGATACTTTTGGAGTTGTAGTAGCAGAAGAAAGTTCGGGAACTATTACTTTAACTTCTGTCGGTAGAAGCACTTTAGCAAATTGTAACGCTATACAAAATAGTAATGTGGTTACTCTATCAAGTGGTAATACCAATTCTTTGTATGTTGGTCAAAGTGTCAATGGAACAGGGTTTACCGGAACACAGGCAAGAATAGAAAATATAATTTCTTCTACTGAATTTGCATTAACAGAAAAAGCAAGTGCTAACGCTACAAATGCAACATATGTTTTAGGATTAGAGCATAGAAACTTATCGGTTACAGAAGGAATTAGAATAAAGTGTTTTGACGATATAACTCAAACAGGAGTAAGACTAAACAGTATTGATTTAACAACTACTCATTTATTTGTAATGATACACTCCGATAATGCAAACAAACACCACTTTGCTAAAGTATCAGAAATATTTACTGATGATATTAACGGAGACTCCTTTGAGTTTAGACCAAAGTTGGGAAATGAGATAGCAAAAAATGTTAAGTTCAAATTATTTTCAACCCCTATTTCTAATAGTATTACAGAAGTAGCAGTAGGTTTAGGAATAAAAAGCACATTAGCATCTTCTATATCTTTGTCACGACCTTTATTTTATTTCTTTGATGAAAACCTAGATAAGAAAAATGAATTAGACCATAACAAAAAATATAGTTTATTTTACAGCGAGTTAGATTTTATTAGTGGCGCTACTGACGCATTATCAGCAACTAGTTTCTTTACAACTACTCCCGACTTTGGAACAGATATTATAGATTATAGTAAATATACTCTAAAAACTAGACTAGTTGATAACTTAAAAAATCAAGATAATCCCGCAACACATACTAGCAACGAAGGCTATACAACATTATTAGATTACACTCCATTTTCAAGAGATGCTTGTTTTACTAACGCTAGACGAGATGCTAATGATTCTATAACAGGAGCAGGTGACCAAGATTATACCGGCCCATATAGATATTTGTCTTATGGGTTTTCTAAGGATAAAGCCAATCTATCATACAATGTATTAGACCAATTGCTGTTTGAATCTATGGGAGCAAAGGGAACATTGGCCGAAATTAAATTAGCAGACCCGTTTAGAGTATTGACGAAAAAGATAGAAGACGAAGAACCCCTTAGAATTAGACATCAATTATTTAGTGCCAACATGAACGAATTTAAATCAATAGGTGCTGTGATAACTAGAAGTCTAGGAAGCACTCAATATACGGTAGATACTGATTATGACTTGAACAGTTATCTAAATGTTGGAGATGAGGTGAGAGTTGGTTCACGAATAGTTGCCGTTAAAACAATAGCAAGCCTTAGCGGTAAAGAACAAAATATTACATTTCAAACAGCAAACAGATTAGAAACAGAATCTATATTTAACACAAGTTCATTTACACTATCAGTAGATGATATTCTTGAAAGAAGGGCTTACAATAAAAAAGATAAAACTTTACTTACAGATTTTCCATTAGTAGAAAATAGAAATAGTGCGCTACGCATAAAGTTTTTTTCAAAGGAATTCTCGTTTTTGCATGCTACAATAAGCGCAGTAGATGTTGATAAAAAATTACTAACTTTATCTTTTTCTGATAAAGCATATTTTGATTCGGATGGTAGCACAAGTAATGAAGCGGCCTATCATTCTCAAGGAACTATGTTAGATTACATGGAAGGTGAGTATGCTATTTTGGTTGAAAAATTAAATGGGGCAGTAGAAAGGATAGACAACTTCAAGGAAAACGGTCTAACACAAGTAAAATTAGAAGGAAGAAGTGATATTAGAAAGTTGATTTCTCCTGTTATAAGTAAAAACACTTTATTTTCTCAAGACATTATTTACTCAACTCAAAGCCCTTACAATAAGTTAGAAAGCGTTAGTGCTAACTTTACTTGTAGTTTTGCTAGCAAAACATTAACTTCATCGGGCAGTATAACATTAACAGCAGGAACTAAAGTTCACCTAAAACACTCTTCGGGTATGATGAGTTATATTGGTGAAATTGAATCAACTGTTACGGGAACTAGTTTTGACTTAGTGGATAATGCAAGAGCAGAAGGAACAGCACTGGCAGGATATAAAGAAAGCAATAAGAACTACTTACTAAACAAAGCATTGGCTACAAATACATTAGTAGATTCAACAACTAGTTTAAGCGGTGCTTCTAACAAAGGTCTGTTCTTTAACTCCGGTGTTAAAATTACTTCCACAGGAGAAGAAGGAGATAATTTAGTTGGTAGTAGTGGAAGCACACATGAAAATGCCGTTGGATATGAAATAAGCGATGTTTCCAATATGTTAAGTGATGCACACTTTCAATCTCGCTTACATAACGATGTTATCTTAACAGGAACTACCGTTTCGGGAGACGCTACAATAACGGCCTTATCATCAACTGCTAATTTGTTTGCAGGAATGGAAGTTTCGGGAACTAATATACCAACAGGAACAACAGTCAGTAGCATCACGAATAGTAACACCTTAGAGTTGAGCGCAAACGCAACAGGAAGCGCAACCGGAGTAAGTTTAACATTTTCTAATAAAGCGACTTTTGACACCGTAAACACTCTAATAGATTTTGAAATAGTAGAAACTAAGTCAGCCGGAGAAAACGCAGGAACTCTAGTAACAATTGCGCCATATATTCCTCTAACATTGGGTAGAGTAGATATAAACTATGCTAATACTGAAGATACAACCTTTTCAAAAACTAACTTAGGTAAAACTACACATGCTTTTACCATAGCAAGAAGTTTCATAGAAGTAGATAGTGATTATGCATTATCGGCTTCTAATCACATTAGGAATGTTAGAAATCTACATGATAAACCTGTATATGTTAATGGAAAGTTTTTAGCAAATATTATTTCAGTTGAAAAGAATATAGAATTAGAAATATCAGCAACTACAGCAGGTAGTGACCAACTAACAACTACAACAACTCATCTATCTAATGGTATGGAAATAGGTAATGGAAGCCACACTCACATACCAAACGGAACTACTATTTCTTCTATTCAATCTAGCACTAGTTTGACTATGAGTGCTAGCGCAACCGGCTCATCTACCGATACTACTACTAGATTCTCCTTGCCTTCAACGCAATGTAGAATATACTTAGATAGAGAAGTTGGCTATGTTTCTAAAACAGGCGACATGGGAATAAACAGTAAAGTGATAACTAACTTAAACTCGACAAAAGAACTCTTTGTAGGTATGACAACCTATCATTCTAATTTTACTACAGGCACTACTATTGTCTCGATAGACAGCGATACACAAGTAACAATGAGTTCTGCTTCGCTTAACTCTACAGTTAATATTGCTCAAACAATAAATTTTGCATTCTTGGCTAACACGATAGTAGATATTTTAGAAGGGCATCACAATCAAGATTCTACAA